ATGATGACGATCCCGAGGAGAATTGAAAAGCCGTTAGATAACTGGTGCTGGCAGTGCGAGCGCATATGCTCCAAGAAACTCCTTTCATACATTTTTGAACAAGCTGATGTCAAGCGGTACATCGTCGCGATCGAGAAAGGAAAGAACGGACTGGACCATTTCCAGATACGGCTGTCATGCAGTGATCCTGACTTCTTCGAGCATATGAAAGACTGGTGCGAGTGGGCGCATGTAGAGAAAGCAGAGACTGACAATTTTGATTATGAACGGAAAGAGGGTCGTTTTTGGACTTCGGACGATACAACGGAGATCCGGATCTGCAGATTCAGAGAACTCGGCGGTCCGGGCAGACAATGGCAGAAGCAGATAATGCAAGTACTGAAAAAGCAAGATGTCCGGACGATCGACGTCGTCCTAGATCCAGTCGGAGCGAGGGGCAAATCGCACTTCGCGATCGCCCTGTGGGAGCGCGGGGAAGCCCTGGTGGTGCCTAGATACTCATGCACGGCTGAAAAGCTGTCAGCGTTCGTCTGTAGCGCATACAGGGGGAGAAAAATCATCATCATCGACATCCCGAGAGCCAACAAACCGACAACCGCATTATACGAAACTATGGAGGAGATGAAAGATGGGCTGGTATTCGACCCAAGATACTCAGGCAAGACCAGAAACATTCGTGGCACCAAGGTATTGGTATTTACCAACAATCCGTTGGACCTGAAGAAACTGTCTCACGACAGGTGGAACCTACACGGCATCAGCGTGGACGGCACCCTTACGTAACACTACTCGGGTGCCTTACCCCTTTAGGGGTAAGAGTACACGGGTATGCCCCTTCAAGGGGGGCTTACGCCCCCCATGCCCCCACGGGGGCAACGCTACCGCAATAAGACTCAGCGGTAGAGCCTAAAAAGATTCTTCGACACGTGGTACACAGAGGATCCAGCATCGAAAGCCCTTTCTCCTTTCAGGAGAGCAGGATACTTGACATCGTTCCAGGACAGACCAGTGTTCCTGAAGTAGTCGGCATAGTACTTCTTCTGATCCATGGCGCGGAAGAAATCGCCGACCCCGGGAAGAGCGGAGAGCTCGTAGCGAGTGTACGGATCTAGCTCGAACTTCCAAGGCTTGGGCCTGCCGAAGTCGGAAGAGGACAAATGCCTGTACTGGCGGTAGGATGCCATGTTCACTTCTCCATGATCAGGTCGAGGGTGACACCATCGGCTTCGACAGTGCGCTGTATGTCGTGCTCCTGATCGTCTGCATTGACAGCGGTCTCCGAGACATCCGAGATCTTGGATGCGGAAAGGGTCTGCTGGGACACATTGGATGAAAAGTACGCATACCTGCCGATGTCAGAGGTTCCAGGCATGAGGGCCTTGGCGATATCGGACGCAACGCCGAAGAACTCCAGATTCCAGCGAACAGTCATTCTGAAGTAGGTGATGTTCAAGGTAGCAGGAGGTGTAACGATCGCGGCGACATAGGTAGAGGGTATGTTGCCGATTATCGGATTGAAGACCGTCTGGGTAACGGTTCCGTCAGTGGGATGAACAACAGAGGTAGTGCACTCGACAGGGGGCATAGGGACGGGCCTACCCTTGAAGAAAGCAGTACCGCCGAAAAGCATATTGTTGGATGCAGAGACCGAAACGCCGTTGTTGCCGACTGCGTTCACATTGTCGAGTTCGTCGACATTGGCGAGAGTGGCACCGTTCATGTTGGGAGTAGTTCCGCCAGCGTTGAGGACATGGTACACAAGAGGAACAAGGCGGCGCATCTCGAGACCCTGCTGGACGTGTGCCTTTTTGAAAGAAGGATCCGAAAGCAGGGCGTAGTACGAGTTGATGGAATCCGCAGAGGAAGCGGCCGAAAAAGCATCCTGGAAGAACCTGACGGTTCCGCCGAGAGAGTTGACCGCACCAGTGGAACCGTAGATCCTGTTGAGGAGACCGTTCCAAGAATCGTTCGAGACAGCCTTGTAGAGCAGAGGATTGAACATGTCCTGAGGGGCGATGGATCCTGCAGCCGTCCCGATCTGCAAAGGATCTGCAGGAAGAGAGGACGCGCACGAGATAACGACGTCGCACGATTTCACACGAAGGAACTTGAAATTCCTGACGAAGCCAGGGTATCTCTTCTCAACAGACTGCATACCAGGGGTACGGATCGCGATCAAACCCATCTTGTTCAGAGTGGTTGAAAGATCGTAGGTCTCGGAAATGGAGACCGCAATAGACTGTGTCATGGTTCACCACCTGCGCTTAGATCTGCGCCTGTAGACGGGAACCTTTCTCCAGACTTTCTTCCAGCGGTATCTTGCCATACTGTATAAACTCCTAGGCGTATTAGCCTGATTGTGAAATCAGCAAGGTTGTACATTAAAGTACGTGTGATGGCGATAATCGACTTGCTCATCAAATGGGCAAGGAATGAGGACAAATGAACCAAAAGGTATACAAAAAGGTCTGCAGCAGGGTCGGACACAACTGGGCCCTCAAAGACTGTGACACGTTCATGCTGAAAATCTGCATGGATTGCGGATGCAAGCAGGTATTCTTCCCAGAAGACTCGGAAGACCCCGGCAGAGGGATCTGGGGACAGACATGGAGCGATGACGAATGACCATAATCGGATTTGACGGCTGTCAGATTGTAATAAGGGTGCCCGTGTGGGAATACAAGAAGCTGGTGAAAGCACTTGCAAACATGG